ACTTGTAAAAATCGTCATATTGTATTGTGTCCGTAACTAATAAAGACAACGTACATTTTGAACCAATAATTGGTTTATAAAAATCGTCCGACGATTGCCACGAAATTTGCACCGGCTTTGCGCCACCTATCATTGGCAAAACGTCGCCGGTATAATCTTTTTTTAGTATTTCAACTTTTTTTCCGTTACCTAAAACGTCCGAAAAAATTAATCGGTATTTAACGCCGTACGCCATAATTTAGTTTTAATATATTCGACCGGCCGTTTCATTGGCGCGCTCAATTGCAATTAATAAGTCTTGACCGTCAACGCGAACAGAACCGGTCACGTTTACGTTTCCGCCACCACCAACGCCGCCGATCATTCCTTGTAATTTATTTAACGGCGCTATAACTTCCGGATTTGAGCGCGCGCCTGGATATTCCCCAACCAACCCCATTGTTGGACCGCTAACAATACCACCGTCGGCAAACTTTGCAAATGTTCCACTAATTAAAGCGGTTGCGCCGGCTATTAATGCCGGTAACATGAACGCCGATGCTGGTCCGAAACTTTTTGCCGATTCTGTCGCGGCTGCCGTTCCGCCGGCCATTGCGATTTTTAAATTGTGTCCCAAAATTTGTAATGCGTCTTTTGCTAATGTTCCAACAAATGCACCGGTTGCCGATTGCGCTCCGCCAAACATATTTGTAATTGAACTTCCAATCGCGCCAAATGACGCGTCAATTTGACCGCCAATTTTTTGCATTAATTCCGCAGCCGTTTGTTGCTGAATCATAAAATCCATGAAACGAACTTTTTTCGCTTCTTGATTTGCGATTTCGGTTTCCGTTTGAATGGCGTTAAATTCCGCGTCTGATGTTATTTGTTGTTCTTTTGCTGCCGTGTCAATACCTTGAATTTCTAATGCGTTGACGGCTTTTATTTCTTTTCGTTGTTGCGCGGTTTCTTTGTCGTTTTCGACAATTTGTTGATTTGCTTGTTTATGCTTTTCCAATAGCGCTTCAAAATCAAATCCGGCGCCCTCGTCTTGTTTTGGCGCTGCAACTTGTTGAGATTCCGCCGCCGCTTGTTGTTCTAAAACCGATTTACGTTCTTTTAATAAAGATATATTTTCTTGTAAACGTTGTTTATTTTGTTTATATGCGCCTAATGAAATCCGGCTTCTTTTCGCTTCTAATTCTGCCAATTCATTTTCGGAACTTTTTAAATCCTCATTGACTTGAACAATATCTAATTTTCCAATTGACGCCGCCGTCGCTTCATTTTGTGCCTTTTTGTAACTTCTTAACGCTAAAACAACCGCAGCAATCGCCGCAGCAACGGCCAAAATTGGATTCGCTAACATTGCCGTTGTTAGTAATCTAAAACCAACGGCCGCAATTTTTAAAATTGGACCTAACGCCGAAATTCCGGTCATTAATTTTCCGAAAATTACGAGCAATGGACCGGCCGCCGCTAAAATACCGGTTAATGTTAAAATGATGTTTTGCGTTTCTGGCGATAAATTTTTAAAACTATCGGCTAAACCTTTGACGAACTCCGATAATTTTGTGACCGCTTTAATAACCGCCGGCAAAACAATTTGTCCGATTTCCATTAAAGAATTTTTCATTGTCGCCATTCCTTGAGCAAATTTGAATGATGCCGATTGCGATGTTTTTTTAAACGCTTCGTCTGTTGCACCGGTTGCTCTTGTCATTTCGTCAAACAATGCAATGTTGTCATTCATTGATGATCCGGTTAAATCCAAAACCCCTTTCCAGGCCCTAACATTCGGCGCAATGTCTGTAAACTCTTGACCGGTTGCGTCCAAACCTTGTTTTAACATTGATAACGTTCCCATTAAACCTTTTTCGGCCAATGTTTCTTTTAATGAATCGGACGTGAACCCCATTTTATTAAATGCGGCTTCAGCGTCTGCCGTCGGTTTTGCTATTGTTGTTAAAATGGCGTTTAATTGTGTCGCACCATTTGCGGCGTTTGTTCCGGTTTTTGACATTGCAGCCAATGCCGCGCCGACTTCGTCAAATCCAACGCCCATATTGGACGCAATAGGAATGACGCCCCCCATTGCACCGGCTAATTCCGACGCTTCTAATTTACCTAAACGAACCGCCGACGTCAAAACATCGGTTGCAGCGGTTGCACTTAAATTTTCGGCGCCGTATGCGTTCATCGCTGACGTTGCCAAATCTGCAATTGTCTTTGTTTCGCCTAAACCAACGGCCGCCGCTTTTAAAGACGCGTTTAAAACGTCCGTAGCTTGTGAACCTCTTAATCCGGCCGACGTAATAAAAAACAACGCTTCGCCGGCTTCGTTTGCACTCCGTCCGGTTTCGGTTGCCATTGTTTTTGCGGCTTCACCCATTTTTGCGACTTCGTCCGCAGCCACGCCAACCAAAGATTCAATTTGCGTCATTGACTTGTCAAAATCCAATGCTAATTTTGTAGCGGCTGCACCGGCTGCAACAATCGGCAAAGTTAATTGAGTAGACATTGAACGTCCAACGCTTTGCATTTTTTTTCCGAACGCATTCATTTGTGAATTTGCGGAACTTAAAGCGTTTTTTAATTTCGACGAATCGCCGGTAATATTAATTTTAAGATTTGATTCGGCCATAAAGAAATATTTTAAACAAAAATACAAAAAAAAAGACGCTTTTATTTTAGCGTCGTTTTCTTTGTCATTGATTCGGCTTTAAGTTTAAACGCTTCCATTTGTTCGCGCGTTGATTTTGGTTTGTCGCGTTCTTTTTTGCGTTTTTTATCAACCGGCAATTCAAATAATTTTTCCGGTTTTATCATTTGCGATTTCTTTTGACAATTTACGTTGTGAATCATTGTCGCCAAATACCGCGTTTGTTCCCAATGCAAATTAATATTGTTGTGATAATGTTCCGCCAACAACGCATTTTCACGCCACGTTTGCCGCCAAAAATCGTTTGGGTGTACGCCTATTAAACCAATATAATAATCGGTTAAACTTTGGAATGTTATTTCTTTGACGGCTTCGGCTTTCCCACTTCTTTTGTGTCGCCGCTTAAGCTATTGCCTAAAATTTTAGATTCCAACATTGTTTCAACAATGGCGTTTATTTTGTCCGGTTCTAAATCGTCGAGCCACGTCCCAACCTTGAAAATATTGTAGTCAATTTCGTTTCCGTTTTCCTGGTCATTTGCTAAAATACCGGCGTAAACCAACGCGCGTAAACCTTTGATTGAAATTCCTTTTGTAAATACGTCCCCAATTTCATGTAATGGAACGCCCAATTGTTCCGTAAATTCGGACCAAAAATTCATTGAAAAATGAAGTGTTCGTTTTTTGCCACCAACATTGATGTCGATGTAGCCTTTGTGTTTGTTTGCCATTTTATTTGTTGTTTGTCGTTAATAAATAAAAAAAAAAGCCACCGCCAAAAAATGACGGCGACCAAAATAATAAACTTTTAAATCTTTTTAATTTGTTGATTTTGTGATTGCACCGGTTATTGTGATTGAACCGCTATAAGTGACGGCCGCTTCCATTTCTGCCGACATTTCAACACTTGACAAAAACCCTTCCGCAGTATAAACCGCATCGCCGGTTTCGGCCGTTCCAAATACACACGTTAATTGCGTACGCGCCAATAAGTAATCGGCCATTTCAATTGCGTTTGCTGAATCATCATAAGCAATTAAACCTTCAAATGATATTTCGCCGCCTTTTACGCCGCCGATATATTCTGAAAATCCGTTTGAATCTTTTGTTGTTGCTTCCGGTGTGTCCATTGATAGTGACATTGAACAACTTGTTGTGTGTCCAACTGTTGCACCCTCAACCGATAAAATTAAATTTGTTCCGTTAAAAACTCCCGTTGTAGCCATATTTTTATGTTTTAAAGTTTATTAAATTTTTTGTAAATATACGAATTATTTATTTTATTCTTTCGTGATATAATTAACTCCGGCGAACTTATGGACGCCTTCGTCTTGAATTGTTATTTCGTACGCGGACCATTCCGCAATTGCTGAATCGTTTTCATCAAGCCAAAAAACATCAACGCAAAATTTATCGTATATAACCGGCGGTGTGATTTCGTTTAAATCGTCGTCATATTCGCCGTTTGTTACAACAAAATAACCAATTTTTACAATGGCGTTTTGGTGTGTTGGATATTCGCCGCCGTCGTCGTCGGTTTCAACGCCTAAATTAGTGATTAAAGAATCAACGATTGATTCGTTTTCAAATTCGTATTTTTTAACTATATGCGCCATTTTAAATTGTTGTTAGTGTTTCCAATTCCGATTGTGTCATTGTTTTATCATAAACGCGGAAATCGTATAATTTACACGCCGGACGTGTTGGCGATGAACCAAAATCATTAACAATTGAAATGCCGTCAACAACATCAAAATTTCCGGCGCTTGACGTTCCGGTTTTCATTTGTGAACCATTGACATATATTTCAAAATTATTTTCGTATAATCTTAATGCAACCTTATTTCGTTGAAAAAATTCAATGTCACGTTCGCCAAATGCAATCAAATAATTTTGCGTTCCGCCGTTTGCCGACGCGCGCGCCCTAAAATAATAAATACCCGAATCCTGGTATGAAATGAAATCAATATATTGAGTAAAGGCGCTATTTCTAACCATAAAACCTTGTCTAAAACTTGAATCATAAGAATACGCCTCAAAATCAAAATAAAACGTTGCGTCCGTTCCTAATATATATGATGTTGTGCATTCTAAATTGTCAATGCTTCGTGTTACGCTTGCGGTTGTGGTTTTAATGTAACTTGTTGCGCCAATTCCATTTTCAATTTGCGCACCCCATAAAAATAAACTATCATTAGCCGACGAACCGGTGTTTCCGGTCACATAAATACGCGGTTCAAATGATGTTGTGTTGGCGTTATCTGTTATAATTAAACGATACCAACCATTTCCATAATTAATTATTTGTTCGGAATCCGGAATGTTTCCGGTATTGTCAAAACCGGTTGAAAATGTTTGCGTTGTTAAATCAAATTTACGATTGTAAATTGTTGTCCCATAATCTAAACGTAACCAACCCGTTGTTCTGTTGTCCGCCTTAACAAATAAACTAAATGTTGTGTTTCCGGTTGAAATTACCGGATTTGAAGACGGCCTTGTAAAACCAAAATTTGTACCATTCGAAACAATTTTGTCGGCGGTCATTGTTCCGTCCGGCGCAATTGTTTGATTTGTAGAAATTGACGCGCCATTAAAAAATGACCACGATGTACCCCAATTTTCTGATTGAATTATTTTATTTGTTCGGCCCGGTTCAATTAATACCGACGGACAACCACCCCCCAAATGGTCAACGCGCGGTGTGTCTGCTAATGTTTGTTCAACTAAACCTCCAGGATTTACCCTTGACGCCGTTGTTGCCCTATCAATTCGAAAATCTTGTTCGCCGTCTATTGGAAAAACTGAATATAGTTTTCCGTACGGTGTGGCTGTTTTGTAGCCGGACGGAATGAGTAGAATTTTTGCGTCGTCTGCTAATGACATATAAATTTGTTTTTAGCAAAAATACAAAAATTTATGTTTCATAATAAAACGCAACGGCCACATTTGTGTGATGCCAAAGGCCGTTCGTGTTAAATTGTATTAAAATGACGTCGCCGGCTAAAAATGATGTGTCGGACGAAGACAAATCAAATGTTGCGGACGCGCCGGAACTCGCGCCATGATTATTGAATCCGGTTGTGTGTTGTAACGTTCCGTTTTTGGTTATTAAAAACCTTGTTTGTGTAGCGGTGCAATCGTCATGCGTTGTTAAACTTTTGATAATAATTTTATCAATATAACCGTCAAACGGCACAACTTGATAATGCCAAAATTGATTTGTATATTGTGAATTGCCTTCAGTTACTTGTGAAATCGGTATAGCGTAATTGTTTGACGCATTGTTTGACGAATGATCAAACGTATAATGTTCAACGTTTAATCGTGTAGTCAATAAACTTGACGGATAACGTATGTTATCTGAACCATTATAGCCAACAAAAAAATCGTTTGTGTTTATTGTTCCGGTTCGTTGTGTAAATTCACTAAATTTTTTATTTGCCATTTTTTTATTTATTCAATTATTAAATTATCGTTATTTTCTGCCAAAATATATTCGCCGGATTCTAAAATAATAAAATCCCCAACTAAACCCGACGTTGTTTTTGGTTTATTTTGAATTTGTAATGCTAAACCAATCATTCTTTTATCTTAAATAACAAACAACTTTACCACTTGCAACGGCAACATCATCGAAATTCCCGTAAATAACAACCCCGGCAGCTAATGCTAATGATGAAATTGAAGTATCACCGCCAATCGTGTCAAT